ATTTCTCTTGCGAAGATGATCTCCATTTCACCAGCGACGTGCTTCATAACATCTTCTTCGATGTCATGGGTGATTCTCTTTATCTCACGATCTAAGGTTCTCTGTACGAGCAACCCTAGATCATCCATTCTCTTATTTGACATTATAGATTCCCATTGATTGGATTTGTTCCAGAGCTTGTTCAGGGGAAGCTGACATAGGCTTCTTAACTCCCGTCTCTCGCTCTACCAATTCAAACGCGATCCATTGGTCTACTACGCTAGGACTTACTGAGTTCATCCAGTGAACTGGGTCGTCAATGCCCAGTTCTTTGCATATCCTGAAGACCCACCTGAGGCGATGGTTCGCCTCAAAGTGTTCCTTTAGTCTCTCGACTCTGCCTTGCCGTTTTTTTCCGACATATATTCGTCGTTGAAGTTACTGATAGCATCGACCAATGAGTCGAGACTGCTTGCTTCTAGTGCGAGCAGATCCTTCACGTCACCTTCGGTAAAGAGATTCTTGCCTTTGTCGTCACAGAGTTGATCAACGATCATGTGAACGCGTAGCTTTAGCTTTGCGTCTTCTGACTTACCGCCCTTGTCATTCCAAAGGTCAGACAGTCTCTTTGATCTTTGAAACTCTGTCAAAGGTTTAACGTACACAGTACCTCTACCTTCGCACTCAACTGCCACTGGCTTTGGTGTTTCGGCTAATAGGCTTTTCTTAGTTAAAGTCATCTGCAACGTCTCCTTCTTCTGTTTCTTCTTCGTACTTAGCAATAATCTTCTCATCGTCTGGTGCATCAACGTGCCCAGCGGTGTCGCCAAGGATATGCTCTACCTGATTCTTTACCTCTGCTATCTCCTCTGGAGCCAGCTTGGCGATAAAGATGATCTTAGAACCGAAGTTCCAAGACTTGTATCCGACGAGAGTACCATCAAGTACAACTTGATACTGTGGTACAGTTTCCTCTTGACGAGTTGCCATGTTAATACCGCGATGCGGTAGAAGTTCCACCTTCATGTCAATCCTCATTTAAGTTAAAAGAAAGGAGGGGCTCACAACGAACCCCTCCAAGTTTTGTTATCGATAGTTATCGATGATTATGATCCAGCAGATCCTGCCGTCCAAACTGGGCCGGTGAAGCCGTCGAAACAGAAAGTGAAGCTGTATTCGAGTAAGCTGTTTACGGATAAGTCTGGAAGGTCAAGGCTGGTGATAAAGCCAGTGCCGCTAAGCGATCCACCACCACCACCACCAACATCAGCGGAGTAAGATGGGAAGGTAATCGTAAGCGTATCGGCTTGTCCAACAACCAGATCGCCAGGAACTGCGTCAGCCGAGTCATCCCCGACATCATCGTTGGGTGCCCACAACATAGTCACGGTACACTCGCCAGGATCTGTGATGTCTCCAGCGATGAATTTTTGGTATCCCTTGTCTTCGATGCAAGTGATGTCGATCTTCTCTTGAGTCCAGTTAGGAAGAGTGATCGAACGGACACAAGCAGCAAATGGTGATCCAGCTAAAGTTACGACACAGCCTTGGCCGGTACGTCCTTTAAGGTTAGTTGCCATTTTGGTTTTGTCCTAAGTTAAAACGGGTGATAAGTAATATTGAAAGACTGACCAGTTCTGAATTGCCAGCGGTCAGTTCCGTCGTTCGGTATATCCACTAAGTGGATCTTACCAGTAGCCTGTGAAATACCCTGAATACTTGTATTAGGGTAGTGAGTTGCGAGTAAGTCGTTAAGAGCTTTCCTAACAGCATTGCTTACGTTATCAGCCTCTTCTCTGCTTGTCCCAATACCTTCGATCCTTACCCTCGCTTCCGCGAAGTCGATCATACCGACGATGCTGTCTTCAGCTTCTTCGGAGGTAATGAACATGATGATACAAGGCTTCTGTGAATCCTCTGGTGCAAAGTCGGCGTAGATGCGAGTACCAACCAGAGCGGTGACGTTTGCGTCTGCCTTCAAGCTGCTAACAACTTGTGGGATAAGACTAGGCATCGTTCTCACCTCTCAGTTCGATTCGTCGTTCCATCTGCAAGCCATCTGCGTCAATGACGCAAGTGACTCCGTACCATACACCATTGATGACGCACCTGTGCTTAGCAGTTACGTTCTGGGCTCCGAAGAACTCGCCATAGGCAACGTGAGTTGTCTTAGCGTTTGTCATTCGTCCCCTGATAACTTCACCGCCAACCGTAGTGATCAATTCGCAAGGCCAACCGCTAGTTGCCACTTCCCAGTCGCCCTCTGTGTCGTAGGTTGGTTGTCCATAGCTGTCTACGTTTCCATTGTGTGCATAGAACGTAGCACTATGTCTTCGCATCCCTATACGCTTGCGAATAGTCATTACGGGTAGGTACTCCTCATTAGAGTCATCACTAATCTCTCGTAAGCAACCTCTTGTGAGTGAAGGGCTGAGCCTTCTTGGGCTGGGTCAAAGAACCACTTGCCAACGCACAATAGGATTGCTGCTTTCATTGATCTTGGGACAGTAGTGTCGGCAGTTCCGTATCCGGCAGTGAACACTATCTCTACCTTGTTGCCAGTCTTGTCAGTCGATAGCGTAGGCCATTGCTCACCAGCGGCAAGCCATATCCTAGTTCTACCTGCGTCGTACTCATACTTCGATGCGTCAAGTGTTTGTAACACGTTGTCTTCATCGTAGTATTGCACCGACACTATGTCCGTGATCGCTCTCTTATACAGTTTGATCGAGCCCTCAAGATTGTCTTCTTCGTTCCAGACGAGTTGAGACTGCTTGTAGTTGGCACTTATGATCTGCCTGTCGATGTCATCTTCTAAGCGTTCAGTCGCTGCCTCAATTAACAACTGTAAGTGGTTGTCGTGAGTCGTGTCTGCACTACTTAGCCTTAGGTGATCTTTTACTTCGCTTAGGCTTACTGGAAGGTTTGACGGGCTCGTCACCCGCGTTAGAGTCCAGTTTGTCGCCATCTTCTTCTACCTTTTCTATTGCATTGAAGTCAAACAAAGTCTTGAGCAGACCAGAATCAAAGGAGTCTGCATCGACCACAGAGCCCGCCTCAAATCCGAGACGGGCTGTTATGAATCTGACTTTCATTATGCAGTCAAGGTGATTTTCGCGAGAACCTCAGGATTAGCGACCTTCAACGCTACTCTCTGCGTACATTGAATGCCCACCTGATCTGTGTTTGCGTATAGCTCGTTCAGCGTGCGGAAGTTAAGTCCACGTCGCTCACCGAAGTAGCAAGCCAAGTTCAAGTCGCCGAATACAGCAACCAATTCGCCAACGCCAGAAGCCGAAGCTCCAGGAAGGGTGTTAACGAAGTTAACTGGGTAGCCGAGCAAGGTCGGACGAAGTGCATCGCCGATGTGGCTGATGGTGTTACCACCGCTCGCGTTCGCCAAATCGCGAATTTTGCCGTGGAACAGAGTTGGGTTGATGTACCACTCGTTGCGGGCACCGACAACTGGGTTGCCAACCGAAACGGTAGCTGCGGTCAAGTCGCTAAGAGCAAGAGCCGAAACGCTTGCGACGTTGGTGTCAGCGATGCTGCTGTTACCACGAAGCGATCCAGTTGCGTTGTTCTCGAGAAGACCACCAGCAACGCCGAGGAACAAGTTCTTGTCCTCTTCGATTGCCAACTGGTATGCCATTGATTGCACAACGGTGTCCATCATGCTGATGATGCTGTCCTCAGTGACTTCGCTGGAGAGCTTGGTCAAAGCGGTCATCTTCTTGGCAACCAAGGAAACCTGTTCGAACGAAACGTCCGATGCTGCGATACTTTGTGCTTCGCCTGTGTAGTTGATCGTGACGTGACCGTTGAGCTTAGGAACGTCCCAAGTGTTCTGCGACATAACGATTCGCTTACACTTCTGACGAGCAACACCGTACTCTTCTAGCAAGTTGATAAGAGCGTTGCTGAGTGGTGCTGGGATGGTGTTGTCAGAGCCGTTGCTGTCGTTGGTTGCCATGTCGTTCATGAACGACTGAGCTTGACGGTTGCCTGCCATAGCACGGATAGCTTGGCCGGAGATGTATGCGTCTTCAGCCGATGCGAAGTACTTGCTGCGGCTGGTTGCGACTACTGCTGGAATCTTCATTTGTGGTTCTTCTTCTACTGAGGGTTGGATAGCTTCTGCTACTACGGATGGTTGTTGTGCTGCTGCTTTGGCTTCTTCAGCTTCAGCAAGGATACGAATCTTAAGGTCTTCAAGTTCTTGGCTTCGCTCAAGCTCTGCCTTTAACTCTTCAACTTTAACGTCTGCTGCTTGGACTTCTTCAAGAGAAGCAGTTTCAAGCTGTGCAAGGGCTTGCAGTTCAGCAGATACTTCTGCCAACT